ACAATGATATCAACGCAATCGCGTCTATGGGAATGATTCCTCAAGGTTATAGAGTGAATAACTACCTAACAGACACAGATGCGTTTTACATCATCACAGACGTACCAAATGGTATGAAAATGTTCACAAGAGCTCCATTAACAACTGCAATGGAAGGTGACTTCGATACTGGTAACGTAAGATACAAAGCTAGAGAAAGATACTCATTTGGTGTATCTGACCCTAGAGGTATTTTCGCGTCTCCAGGTGCGTAGTAACTAATTAAAAAGGGCCCCTCGGGGCCCTTTTTTTATGGTAGAGAAAAGGGAATCATGAATAAATTTAGAGTACAAATTAGAGCGTATGGTTACTATGCTGACTTCGAACTTGCATCCGAAGACAGTTCAGAGGCCTTTGAAAAAGCTTTAGTTGACAAACTGGGAGAAAATGATATAAAGTGGGAAAAAGATGGATTTAGTAATCCGTCTAAAATATGGATAACCTATGAGGAGACCATAGATGCAAACGCACATAAGGGACCTTTACAAAGCGAAGAGAGGTCTCGAGACAGAGTGGGCAGTACATCAGCGTGATAACCAAAGATACACTTTGGATATGGTTAGGATTGACAGCAAAATTAGAGAAGTTGTTAATCAGATAAAGCAAGAGGAAGCTAAAATAGCAATACTTGCAAATAAAATAGACGACGCGAAGCCCGAAGTTTCTGTAGCTACTTAATCAAAAGCTACATCTTGGATAAATATCAAACCAAAGCACAGGCTCTCTTGCACTCTTGAAAAAATAAGAGTATAACTTTATCACTATACAATTATTAAAGATCATAGACGCGTATAGTCGACGGCCTAGAGACTATGATCTGTAAACTAGGAGGATATAATTATGGCAAAAACTACATTTCAAGGACCAGTAAAATCTATTAATGGTTTTCAAGGTGTTGGAACTGGAAACTCTGTATCAATTGGAGCCGGTGCAACTTCTTTAACTGTTGATACACATGCTGGTAGAATGTTGTACCACAACGTTGCTGGTGCAGCTACTTTGACTTTACCTGCGATTAACTCATCATCTGATTCAGGTGTTGCGGGTCCAGGTAACGATCCAAACTCAGCGAACAATTTAGGTGCTTCTTTTGAGATATACATTGGAACAACTAAAACTGGTGACTTTGTTTTACAAGTTGCTAACGCTAGTGACACGATGACTGGTAACGCAGTTATTGTTGACACAGACACTAACGATAACGCTGAAGGGTTTATGACTGCAGCTGCGTCTGACACTATTACTTTAAACGGTAGTACGACTGGAGGATTAGCTGGAACAATCATAACTTGCAAAGCAATCGGTGAAAACAGATGGGGTGTTCAAGTGAACACTGGTGGAACTGGTGATGCAGCCACACCATTTAGTGCAGCGGTAAGTTAATAAATATTTAGTGTGGAGCTTCGGCTCCACACTATTAATAGGAGAATAAAATATGGCATTATCAGATCAAAAGTTTTCTTGTAGAACTTCAGATGGTAGATTTGGAACTGTAACTGATTTTGATGGAACATCAGGAGCTGCGTTAGGACCAGCTAGAGTCACATACATTCAAGTAGAAGGGGTGGCTAACAGTAATATCAAACTTTACGATGGAACAAGTGCGTCTGGAACTTTAGTATTCGAAGGCAACTGCGGAACTGAAGGAATAGATATCTATGTCCCTGGAAGTGGTATAAGATGTGAAACTGGTGTATTTTTAGATTTAACAAATACTACATCTGTTACTATCGGATATACCGGCTAAGGAGTTTAAATGGCTAACACTACTTCTGGAACAGTTACGTTCGACAAAACTTTTGCTATCGATGAGATAATAGAAGAGGCTCACGAGCGTATTGGTTTACAAAACGTAGCTGGTTACCAATTAAAATCTGCTAGAAGATCGTTAAATATCCTGTTCCAAGAGTGGGGAAACAGGGGTATCCACTATTGGGAAATAGGTTCTACTAACTTAGATTTAATAGAGGGTCAGTCCGACTATGATTTTTTTAGATCTAGTGATGATGGCACAAGTGCTACGACAACTTCTCCAGCGAGTGTATTTGGTATATCTGACGTATTAGAAGCACAATTAAGATCTAATAGAACTCAAACAACTCAATCTGATTCTCCAATGACAAAAGTAGATAGATCTACTTATGCAGCGTTTTCAAATAAATTATCAAAAGGAACACCTAATCAATACTGGGTAGAGAGATTTATAGATAAAGTTAGAATACACATTTATCCTACACCAGATTCAACAAATGCATCAAAAGATATGCATTTCTTTTTTATTAAAAGAATACAAGATGCAGGTGATTACACAAATGCAACAGACGTTCCATTTAGATTTGTTCCTTGTATGGTGTCAGGATTAGCATATTATTTAGCACAAAAATATAAACCAGAGTTAATTCAAGCTATGAAATTAGCTTATGAAGATGAGTTAGCTCGAGCACTAGCAGAGGATGGGTCAGCTTCTAGCACGTATATTACGCCTAAAGCTTATTACCCAAGTACATAATGGCAAAATACGCAACAGGTAAATATGCAAAAGCAGTTTCAGATAGATCTGGATTGACATTTCCATACAGAGAAATGGTTAGAGAGTGGAACGGATCATTAGTTCACATATCTGAGTTTGAATCAAAACAACCACAATTAGAGCCAAAGCCTATGAACGGTGATGCAATATCCTTACGTCAAGTTAGGCCGCCAAGAATAGAACCAGCAACACCAAGACTTTTACCTTTAAATCCTTTTTCAGCTACAAGTGGTTCTGCAACTGTATCTATTAACGAACCTAATCACGGTAGATCTACGGGGGATGTTGTGAGATTTAGAGATTCAGAGTTGGTTGGTGGTATACCAGCGGCTACTATAAATGGTTCAAGTGGATTTACAATTACTAAAACAGATGATAATAATTATACATTTCCATCTGGAGCAACAGCTTCACTAACAGAAATAGGAGGAGGTGGATCTGCGTCCGCTGGACCAGTTACACAAGAGGCATAATGGCAGGATTAAGTGCATCAGGATTAAAAACACAAATTAGAAGTTACACAGAAGTTGACTCCAATGTGTTATCTGATTCTGTTTTAGAAAACATTATTTTAAATGCACAATATAGAATAATGCGTGATGTTCCTATTGATGCAGATAGAAAACAACAATCAGGTAATTTAGTTCCAGGACAAGAAACAATCAACTGCCCAGCAGGAGCATTGTTCATTAGAGGCATACAAGTTTATGACTCTAGCGCCGTGCTTACAGGATCTAATACTTGGTTAGAAAAAAAAGATGTAACATACTTACAAGAATATCAACCGATTACAGGGACAGCTGCAGCACAAGGTAAACCAAAATACTATGCTATGTTTGGCGGTGCTACAGGTGAAGCAGACACTAATTCAGGACGTATATTTTTAGCCCCTACTCCTAACACTAATTATAAATTTAGAGTGCATTACAATAAAATGCCCGATCTTTTAGAGAATAATGACACCAACTATATCAGCTTAAATTTCCCAAATGGCCTATTATACTGCTGTCTAGCAGAGGTTTATGGCTTCTTGAAAGGCCCAGCAGATATGTTGACTTTGTACGAGCAAAAGTATAAACAAGAAGTACAGAAGTTTGCGAATGAGCAAGTTGGTAGACGAAGAAGAGACGACTACACAGACGGAGCAGTCAGAATACCAATTAACTCACCAAACCCATAGGAGATAAAAAATGGCAATAACATCGGCAATTTGTACAAGTTTTAAAGTAGAATTATTAAAAGGTGTTCATAATTTTACAGCAACAACTGGTAACACTTTTAAAATTGCATTGTATGATAGTGATGCAACATTAGGGGCATCTACAACAGCGTTCTCAACGTCAGAAGAAATTACAAATACATCTGGAAGTGCCTACACATCTGGTGGTGCTACGTTAACAAGCGTGACTCCAGTTGCATCAAGCACAACTGCAGTTTGTGATTTTTCAGACGTAAGCTTTTCGTCAGCTTCTTTTACAGCTAATGGTGCATTAATTTACAATTCATCAGCATCTAACGCAGCTGTTGCTGCGATAGCTTTTGGTTCTGACAAAACAGCGACTAACGGAACTTTCACAATTCAATTCCCTACAGCAGACGCTACAAACGCTATCATTAGATTAGCGTAGGAGGACCAATATGTCGGTTTCTTCAGGATGGGGTCGATTCACCTGGGGCCAAGCGTATTGGAACCGTGATGCTTTACTTGCAACTGGTTGGGGTGCAAAAGCATGGAATGATGGTGAGTGGGGAAATCTAGCAGACGAAACAGTTTCATTAACAGGCATAGCATCTACAACTTCATTAGGCACAGTAAATCTTATTGGTAATGCTCTTGTGGAACCATCAGGTGTTTCATCAACAGCTTCGACTGGATCTATATCACCAGTTATACCAAAAACAGTTGAAGTGGGCGGAGTGTTATTTCAATCTACTTTAGGAACAATTACAAATGTAATAGATGTTTCTTTTGCCTTAACAGGTATTTCATCCACCGCAGCGATTGGTGTGATAGATCCTGCAGATCAATTAATGGGTTTAACGGGACAAGAGGTTTCGGTAGATCAAGGAACTGCAGTTGCACCAAATGAAGATGTTTCTGTAACTGGACAAGCTATAACTTCAACTTTAGGAGATGCAGTTTCCTTTGTTGGCACAGCCGTCTTCCCATCAGGATTTTCAATTACAAGTAATTTAGGTTCTGTTACTGTTCCAAATGATGCAGCTATTTTATCAGGATTAGAAATAGAAACTACTTTAGGATCTCTAGTAGGATTAGGGTCTTCCGTTGTAACTTTGACTGGTCAAGCTGTAACTACTTCAACAGGTGCTTTAACACCTGCAGATGTTATGGGATTAACAGGTGTGTCTGCAACAGGTTCTGTGGGCACAATAGACCCTGCAGATCAAGTGATGGGGCTAACTGGACAATCAGCTACAGTTGGTATAGGAACAGTAGATGTTATAGCATATGCTAATATTGACACTGGTTCAAACACGTCGTATAGTGATATTTCAACGGGTTCGAATACTTCTTATTCGGATGTTGCAACTGGCTCAAATACAGGCTATAACGACGTAACAGGAGAAGCGGCTTAACATGGCATCGACATTTACACCCCTAGGTATTGAACTCCAGGCAACTGGTGAAAACGCTGGAACATGGGGAGATAAAACAAATACAAATTTACAACTAGTAGAACAGATAGTTGGTGGATACAGTGCACAATCTATTGCAGGTGGTGCTCAAACGACAGCTTTAACTATATCTGATTCTGGAACTGGTGATGTAGCAGGCCATAGAATTATAGAGTTCACAGGCACAATTACAGGAAATCAAATTGTTACAATTCCTTTAGATGTTCAAACTTTTTATATTTTAAAAAATTCAACTTCAGGATCTTACACAGTTCAGTTTAAATATGCATCTGGATCAGGATCTACTGTAACTTTTACAGCAACACAAAAAACTACAAAAATAGTTTATGCAGATGCCTCTGATGGAACTAATCCAAATATCGTTGAAGTTCAGACAGGTGGTGATCTTGTTGATGATACATCTCCACAATTAGGTGGTGATTTAGATACCAATTCTTTTAACATTCTTATTGATGATGATCACGGTATTAGAGACGAAAACGATAACGAACAAATAGTATTTCAAACAACATCTTCAGCTGTAAACCAGTTAGAAGTTACAAACGCTGCAACAGGTAATGACCCTAAATTAGCTGCAGCAGGTGGAGATTCAAACATAGATTTAGCTTTAGCACCAAAAGGATCTGGTGAAATCGTCGTTGGAACAGGATCAGCTGCATCAACGATTACATCATCTGGTGCATACGATTTAAGATTAGATACTAACTCAGGCACAAACTCAGGATATATTAACATTGTAGATGGTGCTAATGGTAACCAACAAATATATCCAAACGGAACAGGTTATTTAGAAGTAGGTGGTGGAACTAACCCAGGAACTATCCAACTAAATTGTGAGTCCAACTCCCACGGTATTAAGCTGCAATCCCCGGCCCACTCAGCCTCACAATCTTACACATTAAAGTTCCCTACAGGTAACGTAACAGCAGATAGATTTTTAAAAGTTGAGTCAGTAACAGGATCAGGCACAACAGGTGTTGGTCAATTATCATTTGGTGAAGTATCAGGTGGTACATCATGGCAAGCTGTAAAAACTTCTGGATTTACTGCAGTAGCAGGTGAAGGATATTTCTGTAATACAACATCAGCAGCTTTTACAGCAACATTACCATCATCAGGAACGATAGGTGATGAAATTAGTTTTATAGATTATGCAGGTACGTTTGATACAAACAATTTAACTATTGGGAGAAACTCACACAACATTCAGGGCTCTGCAGCAGATTTAACAGTGTCAACCGAGAGAGCAGGTTTTACATTGGTTTACGTAGACTCGACTCAAGGTTGGCTATTAAAGGATAAATAATAGCTATGTCTGAATATAAAGGTATAAAGGGGTTTCAAGTTCAAACCCGTACAGAAGATCCAGTACCATATGCACAAGCATTGGCAGATGATCCTTATGCAGGAGTATGGGGAGCTGGTGGAAATTTAAACAACGCAAGATTTTTATTTGATTCTGGTGTAGGTTCTTTAACAGCAGGTTTAGTTGCAGGTAATAGTCCATCACCAAACGCTGAGACTTATAATGGAACAAGCTGGACTAATATTTCTTCTTTAGGAAATAATACGGCAGGAAGAGCAGGAGCTGGAACATCAACAGCAGCATTAGAATTTGGTGGAACTCCAGGATTAGGGGTTACAGAATATTGGAACGGTAGTTCGTGGACTGAATTAAATGATTTAAACACTGGTAGAAATGTAGCTGGTGGTATTGGAACAGCGTATACCGCAGCCTTGTGTGCAGGTGGAGACGCTCCTGGTTATGTAGCAAATGTAGAAAGTTGGGATGGAACTAACTGGACAGAGGTAAATGATTTAAACACTGCAAGAGGTCACATAGCAGGAGTAGGAACACAAACAAGTGCAATAGTTGCTGGTTCAGCACCCTCCGGAGATTTGGTTGAAACTTGGGATGGTTCTAGTTGGACAGAGGTTGCAGAATTAAATACAGGTAGATATGGATTATCAGGATCTGGAGCAAGTCGTACAGACGCTTTAATGTTTGGTGGAACTCACCCTTCCTTACCTAATCATTCTGCAAATACAGAATCTTGGAATGGAAGCACTTGGACTGAAGTTAATGACATGGCAACGGCAAGATATTATTTAGCAGGAGCTGGTTCATCAAGTTCTGCTTGGGCGGCAGGTGGAGTTGTTACCACAGCAAGTGCAGCCACAGAAGAATGGACTTTCTCAGGTTTGGATCCATCAACAACACCATCAGCAGATTATGCTGACGCGATTGTTGGGGACTTTTACTATAACTCTACAACAGGACAATTTAAAACTGTAAACGATGGCGGAGCGCCTATTGGAAGTTGGGCTAGTGGTGGAAATCTTAATCAAGTAAGAGGTTCTAATAAAGGGTTCGGAACACAAACTGCTGCGATAGATGCAGGTGGTGTTTACTCTCCTATTTCACCCCCAGGTGCACAATCAAACTATGTAGAGAGTTATGATGGAACATCTTGGACAGAAGTAGCAGAAATGAATACAGCTAGACAAGCATTTGCATCTGCAGGCACTCAAACTGCTGGTATAATTGCTTTAGGTTATAAGCAAGGTTCTAATGCACCTGAAACAGAATTGTGGAATGGTTCAACTTGGACAGAAACAGCAGATGCTAACACAGCTAGAACTTCAGTAAGAGGTTGTGGAACCACTACTGCGGCATTAGCTGTTGGTGGATATAATCCTCCTCCATCTTTACAACTTAATATTACAGAATCTTGGAATGGTAGTGCTTGGACAGAAGTTAATGACATGAATACAAGAAGATCAGGTGCAGGTATTGCATTAAGTTCTCCTTATACAGATACAATAATTTTTGGTGGTTACTCACAACCACCTCCAAATACAGCTAATGCTGAAACATGGAACGGATCATCATGGACTGAAACAGGTAATTTAAATACAGCAAAAGATAATATGGGAGGTTCAGGAGATTCAAGCACCAGTGCACTTTGTTTTGGAGGAAGGACATTAAGTCAAACAGAGGGTTGGAATGGCACAGCTTGGACAGAGGTATCTGATTTAGCTTTGGCTAGAGGATATCTTGCTTCTGCTGGGTCAGCAACTTCAGCATTAGCTTCTGGTGGAGAAGCTCCAGGTTCACCTTATTACAGAAATAATACAGAAGAATGGAATGCAGCAGATTTTCAAATTAAATCGGTGACAACAAGTTAATTATGATTTATAAACAAGCAAAAGGAGGAAGCAACTATGGCATATAAATACTGTACAGCGACTAACT